CTAAAAATTCACACCCCCAATTCTCATCCTCTTCTGTAAAGATTGGCTTCTCTTGTGGATCTAAATTAGTCTTTTTTTTTTGAGCAGATAGCTTAGCTACAGCGCTGCCTTCTGAAGGTGTAAACATTGCAGTAGCTACGTCAATAGGTAACTGTAAGAATTGAACTAAGAATACGATTGCTTGTTCTTTAGTTAATGCTCCACTACCCACAGCTGCTACAATTTCTAAAGCGCTTGCTATCTGAGCACCGTTGTAAGTTACATCACTTACTGATGCTCCTGCTGGTGCTACAGGTGCAGCTGTATTAGGATCAGTAGTTGCATTATCTGCAACAGTTGGTGTAGTTGCTGCTATTGCTGCATCCATTTCATCAGAGAATAAATCATTAGATTCAATGTATACATCAGCAGAAATACCCATAGCTTTAAATACTTCCTCAATTGAATCTGTAACAATCTGTTGATATGGCTCAATGATATTTTTATTAAAGATGCGATAAGCCTGCTTCATCTCATCAGCGTTGCTGCCTAATCCGCCTGCATCTCTAATACCAAAAAGTAGTGGCGAAGTAACGCGATGTGCTGCTAAGATGTTCTCTCTTGACTGAGTGCTTAACTCCATCCATTGCTTATCTGCATCGGACATAGGCACAAGGTCTAAACGTGGAGCTCTATCAGCTGATTCATTAAATGTGAATACTACCTTACCTGCTTTCTTAGCACCTACCATGGTCTCCCAATTTCTGCGAATAGCCATCTGCTCCTCAGGATCAGGAATGCCATTGTTCATATGCAAGAAATAGCTCGGTGCCATTCCATTGCTTAAGAATGCTCTATAAAATTCGCTAATGTCGCGAGTAATTTCAATGTAATTAATAGCACTGTAGTAATCAGGCTTAGGATAGTAAGCGCTGCCTGGTGTCATTACTCCAACGAATAACACTTGCGAAGGCTCATCTGCTTTCGTGGTAGTGTTATACATCGGGATGAATACAGGAATGTTTTTTTTCTTGCGAGTATCTGACCAATCCTTTGAGTAATAAATACCCGGTATAATATCCTCATCATTAGCCACAGCTAAGCGGCAGTTTTCGTATGGCAGATGATTAATCTTAGCAATAGTGTTTCTATCTACTGACCAAATCACCTCTAAGTAATATCCGCCCTGCATCTTTGCATCCAATGCTATAGGTCTACGAATAGTATTTAATTTAAGTCTATCTATCTCTCTTTGAGCAGCAGGATTATTGCTCTTAATTTCCTTTCCTGCTATCATAAATGCAATGCTCATAGTTAGAGCAGAGTGAACAGGAGAGGCATAGTACAATTCAATGAGAGAATTGCTAAACAAGTTAGCCTCGCCTAAAGTCACCCATCCTTTAGGAGTTTCTTTCTCGGTAGCTTCCTGAGGCATTGCTGCGCCAAGATTAACTAACATTGGTGCTGAGTGTGCTATATTATCCATTGTAGGCTATATCGTTATCAATTGTTAAATTCGGCTCAGTAAATCGGGGAGTAGTAATATCTTCTACTATTAAATAACCCTTCTCTATTACTCCTTCTACTGCCGCGTTGGTAGGATCTAAGTTAGTGCTGCTATTTTGGCCATAAACTACGTAGCTGAATCTCGCTGGGTAGTTAATTAGTAGGCTTGCAGCTGTTGGTGTGTTGGCATTTGTGCCAATCTGAATGGTAGTATACCTATCATTCTCTGCTATCTTAGTAGGGATAGCGTAAAGCTTTTGAAGTGTCTGCTCGTTAGTTAGTTCAAGCAGGTAATGAGTGTATGGATTAGCAAGCAAAAGCTCCCCTTCCTTTAGTGTAAGGTAGAGGAGCTGTGCTGCTGTATTTTTGAGTAAGTAAATCATGCTTTAAATATAGCACAAATTTACTTATAGTGAACCTTGTACTACAGTAATTGTAGAGTAGTCATCCCATACGTCAGTAGTATCACTAACAGTAAGGTAGTAAGCTTTATCTTTCTCCTCTCCTGTGAATGTAACTGTAAATCCTGACATATCTCCTTTAGCTGTTCCTGTAGCTGTAGTAAATGCAGTGATTTGCACTCCATCCTTATAGCCACACATCCAAAGGTTATCATTGTTATCCAATACCCAAAGTACGTTACGGCCTTTAGCAATGTTCTGAAGTTGTAGTGCACGCTCAGCTGTCATGCCATGAAACATAGCTACAACAGTTTGAGTGTAGAATACAGTGCCATTCTCAACGCTGATAGCAGCCTCTTCGGTGAATGATCCTGTATGCTTAGGTAATAAAAATTCGTAAATGCTACCAGTTGCTAAAGCCGTAACTTCGTTATCGGTGATAGCAGCTGAATTAGCAAATGTATCATAGGCGCCAAGGTAGATTGCTTTAATCCCCCCGATCGCTTCGCGGCAGTTGATCTGGAATCCAGCGGTAGTTAGACAGCTCATATCTGTGTGTAATTTTTTTTTATTATTATGAAATATTCTTTGCAAAGAATGGGCAGCTCTTAGCTTACCCACTCTTTTAACAAAGGAGTATTAATTAGGGATTCATGAATCCTAAGATAGCCTCAGCAGGGATAGCTACTTGAGTACCTGCGCGAAACTTCATAACCATTCTCACGTTATCTGATCCATCAGTTACAGACATATCTACAACCTTAACTTCGTTGAAATCTGAAACCAAGTCAGTTCCGAAGAATAGGTTATCTACCTTAGCGAACAAAGCTACGTTGTCAGGAATACCTGGGCATACATAGATTTCGTAACCATCAAACATCAATGGGTAGTTAGAAGCAGCGTTGAACTGTTGCAAGTAACCCAAAGCTGATAAAGCTTGGCGGTATAATTGTGCAGTCTTACGGTTAACATAAAGCTTAACAGTAGTGTCACCCAACAAAGTAGCAGGTAATGCGTTAGCTAAAGTTGTCAAAGAAGATACGATGTTAGCAGCAGTGAATGCGTTAGCGAAGTCAACATCAGGAGTACCACTCTTAGCAGTGTCCAATACTTTTAAAATTCCGTTGAAAGAAGTGAATGAAGAACCTTCGAAGTTACCTTGCCACAAAGTGTATTCAATGTTCTCAGCTACCTTACCTGAAAGGTGTGCGATAACGAAGTCTGCGAAGTTAGCAGGAATAACATTGTTGATGAATCCACGACCTGTTTGAGCCGCTTCCCAATCCGATGCGAATTGAGCCTTACAAACTTCCACGTTCACCTTAAGGTCAGTAACCTGAAGTACACGCTCAGCCAAAGTAAGAGTAGTGTCTGCGTTGTCGAAGTCACAACCCCAAGCCTTAACGATACCTGTAGACGCTAAAGTCTTAAGTACCATTTTGAATTTTACGTTTTCCTTAACGGTTACGTAGTTGTTAGCAATTGTATCTCCCGATAAAACTGCTGCGCTGATATACGGCAGAGCTAACTCGCCAGCATATGAGCTTGAAATGGATAGATTAGATGCCATTCTTTTTGTTTGTTTTTATGTTTGTGTTTATTTGAATTTACTTAAAATTGCGAAAGCTCTTTGTTGAGATGTCATGCGTGACATGTCTACAGGCTGAGCTGGTGCTGATTGGCGAGACTGCTTAACAGTTGTTGCAGCAGGTGCCTGTGAAAGCTCTACTATCTTAGCTTCAGCAGCGCTTAACTTAGCTTCGAACTCAGAGATAATGTTATTCAACAATCCTTCTACCTGCTCTTTGCTGTAAGTCTCAGATGCCTCTTGCTCTACAGTTACTTCAATAGTAGGCTCTTCAGCTTCTACCTCTTCAATAGATGCGATTAAGCCACTTGCTACAACGATTTTCTTACCGTTGTCTAAAGTGTATTCGCCATCTGCTAAAGGTGAAGGATTGCCGTCTGCATCCATTACGAATATCTCTACTCCCTCAGCCCATTCAGCTGCAGGTGAATAGATCATAGTACCATCCATCAAAGCGCCTTCTGCCATCATTTCTACCTTAGTAGATTCAGTTGCAGCAGTATCTTCAACAGATAGCTTTACTCCATGCTTAGAAAGCTGTGGAGCGAACTTGTTTAAAATGTCTTGAATCATGTTCATGTGTTATTATTTATTAGTGGAAAAAATTACAAATTCATTTCAAGAGCTGCAGCCAATTCAGCCAACAGCTTCTCTAAGTCTTTCTCAGATACGTTGCTCTCAGCCATTGGAGTAAACCATCCCTCTATAGAGAAGCCTTTAACCTCGCCATTTTTAACAGCTGCCCAAGTCTTATCATCATCCACTTTAACACCAATCATCCACGTACCATCAGGCAGTTCAAAGCCGTAGTTATCACCTTTATCTGCACCTGCTTTAATCCATGATTCTACAACAGTTAAGTTGTTTACAGGCATCTCATGCTGAATAGTATGGTTATGGTGCATGTTACGCTTAAGAAATTCCTGAGCAGTTTGCTCAATGGTCTCTTTAGAGTATGTGATAAAGTATTTCTCACCATTGCCATCATATCTAACTATAGGCTGATTAGGAATTAATGCAGGGCCATACAGCATGCGCTTCTCTCCATCTTCTACTCTTGCTAATAACAAGTTAGCTTTAGACAGTGCTACAAAGTCTACCATTATAGCAGGCTCAGATACTAAGCTCACAGCGTATACCCCCATGTTATCCTCTTCCTCTCCGAGGCCATATTCTATTAACTTCAATTTATCATTCATAGGTTTCATTTATTTCAAATAGTATAGCTTCAATTACTTCATCTATAATAGCATCAGTATCTTCTAAGCCTGTCTTATCAATTTCAGATAGTGCGTTTCGAACTCCTCTCTCTATGCACTTTTTTAATAGTGGAAAGTTTGCCATTTTCGTTATAGATATGATTGATCAATAATCTTTTGACGTGCCTCCAATGCGTTGGCTACGTTTCCTGCAAGCACATAAGTTTCAACAGTACCTGGGCCATTAGGATTAAACTGCCCACCGCTAAAATCAATAGCCGGTGCATTGGCTTGAGTAGTGCTATCAGTATTGCCTGTCTGATTCATTGAAGTATCAGGAGTTGTTCCACCAAATTGAGTCTTAGCAATCTTAGCCACGTTAGCAAATCCCATCACACCCACCGCAACAGCTTGGGCTATCTTAACAGATGTTGGAACTGTCTCAGGTGAGTTAAGTGCTTTAACTATGGCTGCATAAGTATCTACTAAAGACATTGCTATATTAAGAGCTTTGTTAGTATTGAACTGTCTCTTAGCAGTCTTTTCAGTGCGTGCAGTGAAGCTATCGTTAAGTGCTGCTAATGCTGCGAATCCTTGAGATA